TCGATAACTGCCTTTGGTGTAAAAGCCTGGTCCTTCGCTTCCTGCAGGTCTCTGCGCAGCAGAAAGCGGATCACGATCAATGCCTGGTCGAGCGTTTCGTACCTTGGAAACGCGGCTCCTTTGCCCTCGCGCGGCCGCATGATTTCTATGGTTGAATCAGACAAGACTTCAATTCTTATGGTCATGGCGCTTTGTGATCCTCAAAGGAACCTTCACCGCTCGCTCGTCTGACCACCCGCGTCCCTTGCGTTTTAGGATCGCGGCAACGGCTAATCCTGTGATCCTGGCCCATTCCGAAGCGATCTTTGAAAGTCCATTGACGGTTAAAATTGTGTTGTTTCTCTTGTTCCGGGCTTGTTCCAGTCGCGTTGCCCAGCGGACGTTTCCGGGCTCGTAGTTTCCATTATTGTTAACCCGCTCAAGACTATGTTCATCGCTTGGGCGCCGACCCATATCTCGTAGAAAATTAGGATATGAGCGTCTCCACTCATCGCAGACCCGGATGCCCCTTCCGCCCCAATCGCGATACCTGGGAGCATTTTCGTCGTAGCATCTTTGAATCATTCTTGCCCACGTTCTATATTCTGGAGTCGAACCTTCACCGCAACGGCCGCCAGCTTCTCCGTGTTTGAATGGGGAAATGCCTCTTGGATGGTGTTCGCATTTCCTGCATTGACTTCTAAACCCATCTTTTTTATAGCGGCTATGGTTAAATTCAGATATCGATTTTGACGTCTTGCACGTGGAGCATCGCTTCGTGGTGATGGCACCGTCTGGCTGCACTTCGACGCGGATGGTCATTACAAAATACCCTCGATCAACCCGATGGCATATTTCAGGTCGCTAAGCTCAGATTTTAGCCAATCTCGATTCTTCACTTGGGCTTTCCGAGGCAACTCCGGATTTACCGAATCAGCACCCCATCTCAAAGTCTTTCCCGCAGCCTGCAGGACTTCTCCGCATTCCTCGATCAGATAGCCCATCTTGGTTTCAGGGCTGGATGCATGCGTCGGAGCGTATTTGGTTTCCATCAGATCGTCTCCATCGGATCGAATAAGGATTTCACTTGAGGGACCGGATAATGGATCATCGGCGCTTCCGCTCTTGCCGCCCGTTCTGTTGGATTAGCATTCAGCCAGAGCACTCTGGCCGTTGAAGCTATAAGCAAAGCGTCTGCGATGTGATGAGTTATTTTCAAATCCGGGAAAAGTTGTTGCGCGCGGGCCTTGCTTATATTTTTATTCCCGCCAGTCCGGCAGCACATGATTTTCTGCCATACGGCAGGCACTCGCTCATCGAACCGGATCCCGGCCGCCGTGAGTGCCATTTTCAGTGCCCCGTAGTGCGCGCCGAGCTTCCACATGGAAATCGAGCCGCGCTTGATGCCAAGCTTTTCTTCGACGGCCGCCGGCATGGCATGAAGTTCTTCCAGAAGGGCAAATCGAATATCGTGCCGGGCCTTCAGCGCGAGAATCAGATCAAGAATGTCGCGCAAAGTCTCCGGCATCTTGTGAGCCTCGCAGCGATCGCCCACAACAGCGATCCCGCCCGATGCCCCCGGGTCAATTCCAAGGAAGGAACTCATCTCTGTTCTCCATCACGCAGCAGGTCTGTCGTGACCTCGTATATCTTGCCGCAAAGAACGCACCTGGCCTCCCAATGGAATCCGCTTTCATCTGCGCCGATGGGCTTCAAATCTGTCGGTAAATGCCCGAAGTTCGCAGCGTGCGAGCACAGGAAATAGAGCCAGTCAATCAGGAGGTCCATCATCTCTGCGCCCTCACAATCGAGATCGGCTGTGCCGGCCGCTGCTGGAATATCGAGTTCGCCGCGCATCCGAGTGCGAAGGCAAAAAACACGACAGCCAGCAGCGTTCCGATGGCCCGTTTTGGATTTACCAGAGGTTCGATCGGTTTGTCCCACCAGTCAGGCAAATGCATTTAAGAACCTCCCTAAACGATCCCGAGTGCGAACACATTTTGGGTTGCCAATAGCATCAATAGGGTCCCACCCAACGCTTATCCTGCTTTTTGTGCGCCGATACGGGATGTGAAATAATTCGCACCACTCAATAATTGATAGCGTCCTTCCGTTTATGGTGATCGGATGAATTGTCCTTGAGTTCCTTATCTGTTCTCTTTTTGATGTCCAGCGGCAGTTGCCGGGCTCGTAATTCCCGTCATTGTTAATTCTATCCAACGATACGGAGTTGCTCGGTCTTGGGCCAACATCGTTTAAGAAATTGGAAAATCCATAGTCCCCCAACCACCTGTCGCATACCGTAATTCCACGCCCTCCATAATTTCTGTAGCCGCTACATGAAGAGCAAAAACACCTTCTTTGCATGTCTCTCCAGGCTCTATATTCGGGGCTGTTACTCATACGGTTTCTTGAAATAGCCCTGCCTCCCTTTATTGCACTCATCTCACATCGCCTTTCCGTGGACGCTTCTCATGTGCGACTGCAGCCGGCCTTCGCTCGAACACCTGGCCTTGCAGAGCGGGCAAGGAACGCCTTCGTCGTCATCGGCATCGTCCAGCTCGCCCGAGTTCTCTGGTGAGTCCGGCTGTGGCAGTGGTTTCCCATGCCTCTTGGCGTAATATTCGCGGGCCCTTATTGCGATGCACTCCTTGCATGTCCCTGTGCAGCCGTCCCTGCAGTGTTTGTTTTTGCCGAATTCGCCGAGAGGCTTTGTCTTCCGGCAGTCGCTGCAGGTCTTCGTCTTTCCGGCAGGTCCGGCAGTAGCGGTGGATTTCAGTGGTGCGGATTTCCGGCTTTTGGTATGCCCCCCCCCGGCGGGCTTTATACTTGCTCGGAGGCGGAGCGGGCGGCAACTGCTCCTGCGGTTCGTCAGCCAGGCAGTCATTGAGAGCCGCCATCGCGGCGCCAGCTTTGCATTTACCGCAGAAATCCCGCTTTATTATCTCGACGATTCCTTGAAAGTCCATGTCGCGCTCCTTTCGGCCAACAAGCCCCCGGGGAGATCATCCGAGAGCTTGCAAGCCGGCCAGGTGACGAGGAGACCTGGCCGCTCTGGGCAGATCTAACCCTTAAACGAAAGCTCGCCGCTCTTGAACGGGTCTGGCTCGGATTCTGCGTAATTCGGATTTGAGGGAGCCGCTCCGGCGTCCTGCTTCTTCCCCTTCTTCTCTGCCGCGCGCTCGGCCTGGACTCGGCGCTGGGCTTCGGCGGGGTCTTCCTGGGGCTTCTTCCCGGCGGCCGCGGAAAGGTTCTCGTCTCCGTGGCCTCGATTCCCTTCCGTGCCGGGCTTCAGGTCTTCCGGCTTCAAGGTGCCGATCTCGGCTTGCTTCTTTTCTCCGAACCAGTCCGCGGGCACGCTCATGCCATCCTTCAGGCTGTTGTAGATCTTCCCGAGCTGCACAAGGAGGGCTGGCGTTATTGCGTCCAAGTGGCGTTGAAGTCGCGCCTCGATCATTTCCTTGGTGACTCCGAATTCTCCGAACTTCTCCAGGAGGTTCTTCAGCCTTTCCGGGGTTACCGCTGCCTTCGCGGTCATGGTGACCTCACATTGCTTCGTGGCAGCTTCGATCACGTCGCCTGGGATCACACCAAGGATGCAAGCCCGGACTCTGCGCGCGCCTTGGTTGGCGACCATCTCGTATATGTCGCGCGGATCCGAGAGCTTTGTGTTTCCCTTGGACCGACTGTATCGGATGTGGGGAACCTGAAAGACCTTGCGCTGGCAGACGTTGTTCTGAATGTCCCAGGCGTAGGCTTCGACGGTCGACTCTCCGTCGCGCTGCTCGAGCTCCCGGATCCCAAAGTCGAAGTTCTGCCAGTTCTGCGCGAGGACTTCAGCCAGGCGGATTGACGGCCCGGTAACGTCCGCGCCGCCTCGGTTGTAGCAGTACAGGGCGGACTCAGCCAAGCTCGGCCTGGTGCACGCCTGCAGAATGCGATCCATTGCCGCGCGTTCGTCTCGAGGATTCGCCCGGGCAATAAGCATCTTGGATTGGACTTCGGCGATCTCGCGTTGTTGAGCTACCGCGATCATGCCGCCGCTATTCACCCTGGCCGGCGCCTGTGCCGGAAACGGGCTTTCTACATCAACTCGTTCTGTTGCCATGATTGACTTCTCCTTTTTCTGGTTATGATTCCAATGTCAGGCCGCGAATTGCTTCGGCCTGCGAATGTACCTGCACGTTTGGTAATAGCCGCACCACTTCGGATCGCAGCACCAGTGGGTCGGCTCTACCGGTATGAACACCCCTTTTTCCATTGCCATCGCGAGAGTTTCAATCCTGGCAAGCAGGACCGTGAAATCCTCCCTGGTCGGCTCAGATTCAAAGGTCTCAACCTTCGGCTTTGCGGTATCGATCAGGTAATCCAGGCAGGCCTTCTTTGGGGCCTCTCCGTCGATTCTCCACACGGCCAGGGCGTAGGCTTTCAGCTGCAGCGACCTGTCGGCACAATTCGCCGGCGGTGTCTTCCCGCTGGTCTTGGTATCCCGTATGATCGGCGTGGTCTCCTGGATGTCGATCGTGCCGACCAAGTCCATCGGATAGCCGGTCAACTCGACCGACCATTTGCGCTCGACGAATTTCGGGGACAGCGCTGGCGCTTTGGATGTTGCATGAAGCCGGGAAAGCCGGACCGCCTTATCGACCGCCTCACCCTTGACCGCCTTCAGGCCCTTGATCATCTCTTCCGGATCCAGCCGTATCTCGCTGGATTCCCATGCCGAATTCACGCCATCGCGCGCGGCATCGATTACGGCCTCGATCGGCAACAGCGATCCGGTTTTGATCTTCTCGGTCAGGTTGAGCTCGACCGAGCGGTGAGTGCCTGTTCCGACGATCATGGCGACGCCCGGAGGGATGATCTCGCCTTCGATGTAGCGCCGGCGGAATGCCTCCATGCACTTCATCTCGAGGGCGCTGGCATGGAGTTGCGGTCTCTTTGGTTCAACCTTTTCAACCGCGAATGTGCCGTCGGGTTGCTGTCCGTTCATGCGGCACCGCCTTCCACTTCCGGCTGCGCATCATCAGGCGAGGGATTGGGCGCCAGCAGAGCCTTCTGCATTTCATCCATGATAGACAGAAGCTCTTTGGTTACCGCCGCCGACTCCTCTTCCCATATTTGCTTCGGCCATCCTTTGTGAACATCATCAGATGTGAGTATTTTTAAAATGTTCTGAAAATCTGGATACCAAACTTTCGAGTCAGGAGTCGTTCCTTGGTATCCGCAGTGGCTGCCCACAAGCTTTTTGCACGAATCCATTACTTCTCTTCTGAAAACGGAAATGCGCTTGCATGCCCGCTCGTGAGCTCTGTTTGTTACGATCTTATCGAAGGTCTCTGATTTCATGCGACCTCCGTTTCTATCGCCAGCGGCCCATCGGTGACGTGCGAGATCACGAACTGCAGTCCGCTCTTAGCCGCTTCCTTCTTGAAGGTCGCGAATGTCTTCGGGTCGAGTCTTTCGAGGCCATCGACCGCCACAAGGCCGAGGCTGCCAGCGCGGAGCTTCGCGATCTCGATCGCCAGGCGGATCCGCTTCGACTCGTTCACTCTGTCGAATGGAAGGCCGCCCAGGTAGATGTCTCCGTCCCTGACCTCGAGGCCGTCGATCGGCAGCTTTTCCAGCAGATTCGATTTCAGAATCTCGAGGCGGCCGAGCGCGTGAGTCAGCTTCGAGGCCTCCGCGTCCAACTTCCCCGCTTCCTCGTTGAGCTGGCCGATGAAGGTCCGCGTGGTTTCAGCTTTCGTATTCGCCTCGATCATCGTCCTGGCTTGGCCGATCTTCTCGTTGAGCTCGGCGTTCCGGGGCTTGTACTCGCTCTCCATCGTGGAAAGCTCAGCCTCCATTTCCTTCTGGATAACGTCGACGTTGTTGTTGCGCCGATTCTCGGCGTCGGCGATGGCTATCTCGGCGTCTGCACGAATCTTCTCAATGTCGCGCTCAGCCTCTTTCTGAATAGCCTCTTTCTGAGCTGCGAATGCCGCCTTGGCCCGATCAACATCCAGTCCATGCCGTTGCTTACAGGCCGAGACTGCAGACTGCGTGCAGCGCTGTAGCTCCCTAAAGGCGATCGTGAGCGCTTCGAGCTGATCCTTCCAATCGCCTTCAGGAGCCTCTGCCGGCAGCGTTTCGGTCATCTGCTTGGCAGTAGCCGCCTTCTCCTTGGCCGCCCGGTTTACGCCGGTTCTGAGGTCGTACAGTGACCGTCCGATCTGGCCTATTACAGTCAAAGCGTGCTTATCCAGGTCTATTCCGGTCAGCGCGATCGCGGGGATCTCCCGGAGCTGGTCCGCGGTGACTGTCATCGGAATTGCTTCAAGCAGGATGTTGACGCGGTCTTTCGCTGGCGCGGTCAGGAATTCGACCGGATTCAGGCTCAGGGCGTCGGCCAGCTTCTTGAGGTACTGAGCTGGTTTTGAAATCTTGCCGAACGTGGGATGCCGGACAACCGTGTCCGATTTGTCGGCTGTGATCCGGCGCTCGATCTGGACTCCGTCTTCCAGGATCAGGACCACTTCGCCCTCAGTGGCTCCCTGGCGGAGCAGCGTGGCGTCGGTTCCGCCCGAGAGAGCGGCACGAATGGCATCCAAGATGGATGTTTTGCCGGTGCCGTTGGCGCCAGAGATCTCGACCAGATGGCCCGGCTCAATCTCCAGCGCCTCGATTCCTAGAATATTTTTGATGGAAATGCGTGAAACTCTCATTGTATGATCTCCTTGATATTCAGTTGTTCTCCGGGTCGCTTTCGCAGAGCGGCCCTTTTTTATTGGGGCCAGCCGCGGGGGTGAGAGCGCGACCAGCCCCGGTCGAACACTACAACCCCGGTGAATCCCGCCGGTAGGAACTGGGCGCCAGCAGTCAGGCCCAAACCTGATTTGGGGACGAGGTATGGTTTGCATGAGCGATCAGAAACAGTCATATTTTTGTCCGCTCTATCTTCTCGCTCTCGTCCTGCTGGCAAAATATCTTTTGAGGCAGTCGCCCTCACGCTCCACGAGTTGCGCCGTCCAGGTGAGGCTTGGTGGCTCCGGGCGCTAACATTGCATGGTGTCATCGACTGCCTCATTTGACCCGCCCCTGCCCGCATCGTCTCCGGCTATCGCCGCAGGCCGTCCGGTCGCTACGCAGGCCTTCTGGGGCGGGTTGCTTGTTGTGGCCGGATTCCCCACCCGGCTCCTACGCTCCGAGAGGACTTGGCGGAACTCTCTCTCGGACCTTCCTATTCCAGACGCCGCCACGCTCACAGCAAGCAAAGTCATTTCACTTCCCAGCAAATCAAACCGCAGACGGCCACAATCCCAAAGGCCCACAGGCCCATTACCAGCTTGATCGACCAGCCCCAGCAGATTGTGGCGGCAGCGAGAGCCAGCGCGAAAACCAGCAGGCAGATCAGTTTTCGGTAGGTTTTTTCGGTGATCGGCGGTAGTTCGATAACGTCTTTAGGATGTGTGTTCATTGCGGACCCCCAGAGAATGCTCACGCGATTGCCTTTGCTGCCAGCCATGCGGTCATGATGAGCAGCCCGGTCAAGATTGCGATTCTTGCGGCAATGCGCCGGCGCCGCTTTCCAGCCACACGCATGCGGAGATAGGATTCGATGTCGTCGCTCATGACTTTCTCCCCTCGTACTCGTGTATGATTCGCTCCTCGATTGTCACCCCCGGATCGCTCAGGCCGATGACCAGGCCGAGAATTGCGCCGACCAGGAGTGCCGCCAGCAGGAGCCAGACAGGCAGGATGGCCCTCTTCCCTGGGCCGCTCATGCGCATTTCCTCCTGCCGCCTTGCGCCATCACCATCTCGTCGACGATCCTCGAGCAGACCTCCCGCAGATAGATTTCAAGCGCTCGCGCTGCGGGTAAACGTCGTAGATCATGTAAATATTCCAGCCCGATGTCTGATAGCCTGTGCTCGAGCTGGGAAATGGTCATATCTGCACGGCCGGCAATTTCTTCGAGGACGCGTTCGCGTTCCGGCGCACATCGGTACGAAATGACAGCCAGCTTTGCTGGCCGCCTCCGAGAGAGCGCCCGGGAGTTCGCCGGCGGCAGATCGTCGTCGTTAAAAAGTGGTACTACGTTTGCATTACTCATACTCGCGCCCTCCGGGGCGCCAGCATTCGAGAAGGTCGGCTTTATGCCGCTGTGTCTTTCTTGTTCAAAAGCAGATCGCGAAACGGGATTCCCATGAGATTTTCAATTTTCTGGGCAAGTTCTGGGCTTGGGCGCTTTTTCCCGTTCTTAATTTCATTCATGTGTGCCTGCGAAATGCCCAGTTCTCTAGCCACGTCCGCTTCTGTTCTGTCGCTCTTTTCCAAGTATTCGCTGATTGTTTTACATTTCATGATGGCAATATATAGCTAACTGCGAATATCGTGTCAAGAACTATTTATAGCAATATGCGAATTATTTTTGCTGCACTTACATGTTGTGTTAGCTATTTGCTATAAACCTATGGGCAAAATTCACAGCGCAATAGTGGCTATCGTTAAATACAAGAAAGATTTGCGGCAATTAACACAAGTAGAATTGGCGCTGCGAGTGGGATGTTCACAGTCCATGATCTCCGATTTACTTAGCGGAGAAAAACGCCTCAGCGAAACATGGATTGAAAAACTCTGTGATGCTCTTGGTATCAAGTTTGCAGACCTCGAAAACTGGAATCCAGAACTTGCGAAGATCCGCTTTCAACCCGCGCCGGGTGCGGCTGCTGGAGGATTCATGCGCAAAGGAAATCAGAAGTACCACGATATGCTGGACAGGATTCTAGACGCCCCGAAAAAGAAATGGGCCAAGGGGATCATTGCAAATCTAGAGGCCATGTCCCTGGCTGCTTCGGGGCCGGAAAGTAAGCACGGTCCCTTTGATATTAAAACCATCGACCCCGAGGACCCCGTTCCTCCCACCGGAGCGGTTGGATTGACACCGAAAAAGAAGAGGAGCGGGGAGAAGTAGCTTTCCACACTTGCAGCAGAGTTCGATTTCTGGATTGTCTGGATGCGAATGATAACAGTGCTCGTGATCATCAGCGGCAGGACAGTACATGCGGATACCTCCATGAGCGGAGGGTGAGGGGTCCTCTAATCACAAGAACGCAAGATTCCCAAAATCGGCCACCGAAAAATGATGATTTGGTGAGGCCGGGCACAAGTGGAGAATTGAATTGCTATGACAGCTCGCGCGCGCTTTGCGTTCCTATCATTCGTCTTAATTGCAGCGATTCTCTCCCTGCCGCTCCTGATAGCCGAGCCGCGCTTTGGGCTTGTGTTTCTTGGCCTGCTGGCCTATGGAGCCTATAGGTCCAAGGATTTCCGCATTGTTCTCAAAAACCTCGCCAACGTTTTGCTGGCTCTGATTGCCCTGCTGATCGTTCTCGCCTTCCCTTATGACCACGACGGTCCGGAATCCCTCGCCGCGTCGGCCAAGCTTCAGGCTGCTTATGCAAGCGATTCAGCTCCCAAAGTGATGAACGCCGAGCTTCAGGAGAATTTCCTTGCGGATCAAAAGATAAATGCCGGCCGCGTGGCTGATTTCGTGCGGACCTACAATTTGGCAGACAAGAGGGCGTTGGACATAGGGTCAGGGACCGGATACCTGCAGGACATAGTGCAGGACTATACCGGGGTCGATATTCAGCCCGGCCTGGCGAGTTATTATCACAAACCCTATGTTTTGGGCTCCGTGACTCAACTGCCATTCGCCGACTCGTCATTTGATGTCGCCTGGTCGATTTATGTCCTTGAGCATGTGCCGAATCCGGAAAAAGGACTGACGGAGATCCGGCGAGTGCTCCGCGATCGCGCCTTGCTCTACTTTCATCCCGCCTGGAATGTGTCGCCATTGGCATCCGAGGGTTATAGCGTGCGGCCATATAGCGATTTTGGGCCCTTGGGAAAACTCAAAAAGGCCAGCATTCCTTTTAGAGAAACCTACCTCGCCGCTTTCATGAGCACTTACCCGGTGCGGATGGCCCGGGGTGCCTGGATCAATACCGTCGGGTCGCCCAGCCGGCTTCGGTACACCCTACTTGAACCGAACACGTTGAAGTATTGGCAGGCCGACAGCGATGCCGTCAACTCATTCGACCGCTTCGAAGTCATGCAATGGTTCGTAAGCCGCGGGGACGAGTGCATGAATTGCGGCGATTCCTCTTTTTGGGAACTCTGGCAGCCTCTGATCCTGCGGATAAACAAGATGAACCGAAAACCGATAAGCCCCACAGGATGCCTATTCGTTCCAGCCCTTCTCGAGCTGCTTCAGGAACTCAGGGTCCCTGAAAATGTTTAGCGTCCCTTTGCCGGGATTCTTCATCCAGGCGTAGTATTCCTGCTCCATCATCTCCTCGGGATGTTCGATGATCGCGCTCCCGTGTCCATGGTGATCGAGACTGAAATTTCCGGCATACCAATCACCTGTTACCGGATCCCGATACATCCACGAATGCCCCAGTGTGCAATCGTATGGGCGCCCGTCAGTCTCATAGAACTCGATATCGGGTTCCACGGGCGGCACGTAGCCGGGTGTCTGCTCCGCGTTTGAGGATGGGCTTATGGGACCGCGCGATCCCGATTCAGCCAGAATGCCTCTGATATCCGAAACGAACTGCATCGTTTTCTCGGCGATCTTTGCATTGATTTCTTCCGGTTTCATGATTCCCCCCTTACGCCTGCTCTACAGGCTCCCCGGCAACAATCTCAATGGTCGCCGCTTCTCCGGCCACCACGCTGATTTCATAGATGCCGATAATATCCTTTGTTCCCGCCCCCAGGTCGGCATCGGCCTTGGCGGTAATGATGGCCGTGCCGATCGCTCCGGCCTTGGCTGTGCACGAAAGGCCATCCGTCGCAACCTCAAGCGAAACGGCGGCTGGATTTGATGATTCCCATACCGGCACGCCGTCGATCTGCGCCGGATTTCCCTTCTTGTCCAGTGGTTTGATCGCCAATGGGAGTTGCTTTGTTGCAATCAAAATAGCCATGGTCAAATCTCCTATGATGGTTGTCCCATCGCTGGTTATCGCGGCACAAAACTGAATCCGGACAGCCCTATTGTTGCCGGGTCTGAAAAGTGCCAGAAGTTTTCTTAATATTTCCTTGAGCATCCGAGGCTTCCCATTCATAAGTCCAAAAGGCATCTTCATTGGCGAGATACAGGACCGCAACGTGCAAAGCCTTGGCGTGTTCCGTCGTCACGATGGTAGCGACTGTCGATTCAACTGGAGCGCCGATCTTCCGGTATCGCAAAACTGTGGAGGCATTCACGCTTGTCGTACATTGCACGACGACCCCGAACCACCGAAGAGAAACAGCCTGGCTTGTGATTGTCAGCAGTGAAAGCGCAAAGGTTTTTGAAACCTCATTGGAAAACCCGCTTTCCAGCTGCGCGACATTGTAGGCCGTTACCGCAAAATAATAGGTTCCTGAAGCCAGTCCCGTGACCGTGTAAGTCGTAACATTTCCCAGAGCCAGGGCTTGGGAGTAGCTTCGGGAGGCATTGCCGTAATAAAGCTTATACCCCGCCAGATCCTGCTCCGGGTTCGGATCCCAGGCGAGAGTGACATCCCCGGCCCGTGCGAGACTTGCCGCCAGAATCCACAAGAGCAAAACGATAAGCCTGCTCATAAAACTCCTGCCATCCACATGCCTGTCAACCTTTCATTGGCTGCAACCTTGCTGTCAGAGCCTTGATCTTCTGGCTTATGTATCCGCCAGTGCAGCCAACACAGCCTGCGATCTCGTTTTGAGCTTTACCGTCGATGAAATACATTTCCCCGATGATCCTGATTTTACGTGGAAGCTTCCGAATGCGCCGTTTCAGTATTTCCGTGCGCTCTTGCTGCAAGATGCGGTCATCAACATTGTCGTGCCGTGCCAGCGATATCGGCAACTCCACTGCCGGAGCGCGGAAGGTGTGGCCGCTCTTTCCGGTGGCTCCATACCATCGGCGCAACGCGTCCACCATCGCACGTCGAGGCCATTGGCCCGTAGTTAACCGGGCAACCCAGGCGTCCTGCACGAGATCATCCGCGTCGTAAATGTTTGACCGGAATCCACGGAGCAGATTTCGGGCAATCGCGTTGTCATGGATTAACTGAAGACGCTCGTCAGTCAATTGCACCTGGCAATCCCCAAAGTAATGAAGCGCTTGAACCAGCACCATTTCCCGGGCTTTTTAGTCACAGTTCGAAGCGCCTGTTCATAGAAAGCGGCCTTATCCAACGCTAGATCCCTTTCCTTTTGAGCCAAAGCCGTTGCCTGCCGCTCCAGTTCCAGGGCCCGGGCTGAGTTCTCCCGTTCCCGGGCGTCCTGCTCGGTATCGCGTGCGACGTATTGCTCGTAGGAAACGACTTGCTCCCTGCAGGCGCGCAGTTCGTAAAGCTGGCCGAGGACAATCCTCTTTTCGCTATCTGACAGCGGCGAGTTCTGCGCTGATTGCCCGAATAGCGGCGTCGAGGTCGCCAGGAGCAACAGCAGTGACAATGTTCGCATAAGTGTCCCTTCTTTGTGACGTAGCGGCCAGGGCGTCCTTGAGGGCCCGGGCGATAGTTGTCCTGTCCTGAGCCAACTGCTCCCTGGCGGCCGCTACAGAGCGTTTTTCAGTGGCTACGTTTGCGGCGTCGGTTGCGATGGCGGTTTCTTTTGCCTGCCATTCTGCTTTTTTGGCTGTCTCCATTTCGGATGTTGCCGCAATTTTCCCGGACTGGTAGCCCTGCTCGTAGACGCGATTTGACCAGAGCCGGATGGCATAAAAGATCGCCCCTGAAGCGACGGCGAAGAGGATAAGTTTCACTATCAGGGCCGATAATCCGGTTTTCATTGCAATCCACGCAATCATTGTTCACCTCTTTGAATCTTTGCTTTGTGGTAATACCCCTTTTGGCATGATGCTGATATCGAGATATGGACCCTCGCCATAATCAGGAGTCAGATGGATCACATATCCGAGTCTGCCGAGCGGCTTTTTGGTCGGCTCCTTCATGTTCGTGAAGGGCTGATCCGCAATGACCGCTTTAACCACTCTCTCTAATCTAGTAGCCAAACGCTCGGCATCGGTGGCAAATTCGGTCCAGGGCGCACAAATAAGGTCCAAATCGTTCACCTGACTCCCATGCACCCCAATGGCGTAGCCACAGCATTTAGCGACATAGCGCAACGCGGGCAGAAGGGTTTCGAAGAATTCTTGGCAGAGTTCGGCTCTGCGATCCGCTCTCATAGGTCCTACCTCAATGCTTCCGGCTGATGTGCCCCGGCCTGCTCATGCGCGAGGGCGATTTCGATGTGATTGGGCTGAATGGCGTTCAAAATCCGGCCGAGAACTTTCCAGTACCAATAAGACTGGCCCCGGGCGCACCGGCTTGAAATGGTTTCATCTGGGGCGCCGCCAAGAACCGCGTTGAAAAACTGGTCGATCCCAATCAGGAGGTTGATAACGTAGGGCCGCCAGCCCCGTTTCCGGATATTGAGGACCGCGCTCAGAACCACCATCGCCAGGAATAAGGCAAGAATCAGATATCGGATCATTGTCCACCTCCGGGGAACTTCGCCATAATCCACTTCATTGCGTTCGGCGCGGCGACTTCGGCCAGGATCCCCAGCAGGAACGAAAGCGAGTTATCCAGCGGCAAGGATCCGAGCGTGTCCCAGATCGCCAATTTGTTGATGTAGATTCGCCCGATGGTCCAGGCGATAGCGATATTCGTGAGGCTGGTCGTCCAGGAAACGGCATTGGCAACCGTCGCCTCCAGGAACCATTCGCGAGTGCTGGCGAGCCACGGCTTTCCCATCCGAAGCCCGTGGTAGCAGTAGCTCAGGTATTTGATCAGGAGAGTGGATAAGATTCCAAAAATGTACCAAGCCCAAAGTATCTTAGTTGACATTGATGCCTCTTATAACCGGCCATTCTCCGGTCCACATCATTTGCACCAACTCGGCCGCACGGCCCGGTGTCTGCCTGGCCCATAGGCTGTTGAGCATTTCCTTTGCCGCCAGGGGCCAATCCCGTGCTGCGATTGCGGCCAACGTATTCTTAAATTCAAGCAGCCCTTTGATGCCCATCTGAAATGCCATATTTACCAGGACCGCTTGCCGCACTTCATCCAACATCTCAAAATCGGGGATGCGCGATTGGCATCCGATGATGGCCTGCTGAATGTCCATGTCCAGCAAATACTCGGCTTTCTCCTTCGTGATGCCGGGAACGATATGCTCCCCGTGGGCATCGAGGTTGTGCCCGTAGCCGATGGTCCAGTGATTCTCGCTGCACTGGTAGGGCACCAAGCTCAAGTCTTCTTGCCTCTTGAGCTGTGCGCGAAGTTTCTCGATCATGATTTTCCCCCAAGGAACCATGCTGCTGTCGCCGCCATCGCTCCCGAAATCGCGCCCAGCAGGGACGACTTAACTTTGAGCGCGGACAGGTCCTCCCGGATGGTCACAACATCGGAGCGCAGGGGACATTGCGCGGCATGGTTGGCAAGATCCTTTTCTGCAACATTGACTCGCGTGTGAAGAGTGCTTATGGATCCGTTAATCTTGTTCAGGCGATCAATCACCATCTGGGTCATTGTGCGCAGTTCGGCGAGGTCTGTAATCACTTGATCGTGGAAATCGTCGGCCATGAGCGGGGCCTCCTGTATGCACCAATAAAAAAGCCCTCCGAAGAGGGCTTGGTTTGCGTTCCAAAACCAAACAAGATCAGCTTTCTAAATACCGCAGAAAGAATGGGAACCAATCTGCTCCCGCAGGAGCGACGGATGGGCGTTCGTATGCCCCGACGCACCATGCGCTGCCGCGAGCTGTCCCGACTATGTCCGTGGCTTCGGTGAATGATTGCCAGAATGAAAACGGCCCCGCCTTCTGCGTGACAAGATATGAATAATTAACTACATATCCGTGCGAGTGGGCTGAAAACCACGCCTGCCAGTCCTTGTTATCAATAATGCCGCTGATTGTGGCGGCTGGATCGAGATAGGATTCGGCAACGGTCGTATAGTCGTTCCGGTTATAGCGCCCCTCATGGCTGAGGATGATGCAGTTCTTATCCTGGTTGTTGGTCAGAGTCGTGTTCAGGAATGTTTGAGCTGCCGCAGAGATCCCCCCGGCGCCGTCCTCGTCTCCGAGAAAGATAAAAACCACGTTGCCGATCGTGTGGGAGTAGTACCTGTCCGTATAGCTTAATTTCGACAGGAAATATTCCCCTTGGTCGTGATTACCGGAGAGTTCCTTCCACACAGAAACATCGCTCGCTGCCTTGGAAGTCAGATAAGCGTCATACTCTGCCGATGCCCCGCTGTTGGCTATATCTCCCAGCACAAAGACGGCGTCGATGTCGCCCAGGCTGTCCAGATCCGCAATAGCCGCGTCGAAGTCGGCCACTTCATCGCATTCCGTCGTTCCCATGTGAATGTCTGAGATGATTGCAATCTTCGTGGAGGTTCCCGAAAACGCGAATCCCAGGTTGAAGGTCCGCGCCCCAAGCCAGGCGGCGTTCTCGAAATCGCGAAACCGCACAGTGGCAACGCTGCTGCTATTAACCAGCTCCAGAACTGTGCCGACGCTCCTGGACTGCTGGAATTGAACGACCGAAGAGACATTGATATAGGCTCTGGATTGAGCATCGGACAAAACCAAGCCAGCGTCAATCAGGGCCGATCCAAGCGGCAGCGTGTAGTCGTCATTTTCCGGATCTGTGAAGTTGTTCGTGTCGAGAGCAATGCTATCCAGACCTTCCGTTCCGCTGCTATCGTTCGCGGCGCAGTTGGTCAGCTGCAAACGGTAAGGTCCCTGCCAGGCTGTAGTTGTTCCGTAAGCATAGGAATTTCTTGCTTTAACTAATCCCGGATTGCAATTCACTCCATAAGTCGCCCCGATGGCCGTCACGTTGTCCAGCCACATGATCGGCCATGTGACGGTGGCATCGGGAATGTGCAGGATTGCCTGAACAGACGCTCCATAGGCCAGCACGTTTTTCATGTACTGGCATCGTCTGCTGATGTTTCGCACGGCGCTCTGGCCGCCACGAAAGATGCAATTCAGAGAATCGTTGAAAGTGAGCTCGTCACCCGCCGCCGTGCCGTCAAAATAAATGCCCGCAGATCCCGCTGCCGGCGATGCCACATTGTTGTATATCTCCACTCCGTCCAGCGTCAGCCAGGGCGCATCCGCGATCAGGACTCCCGAGGCCGATACGGCAGCCGTGAGGATATACGAATCCCCGACATCCACCTTGATTGTTATCGGAAATGCCTCTGTGAAACCTTTATTGGTCAGCTTGGCCGGAACAATGTCAGAGCCTTTGACGTGGATTGTGCAGGGACCGTCCGCCGCGGCTGGGAGCTTCGCGATCGCATTGCGCAGCGTGTCCAGCGCCGTTTCCCATGACGTTCCCGCATTAGCAGAGGACCCGTTCACTGTATCGACGTACAAATCTGCCGAGTTGGCAAGCGGCGTAAGTGCCGGCGGATCAGGAGCTGAATCCCCTCCCGTGCCGACCGAAATATAGCTGCACAAAACATCGCCATAATATGTTCCGATTCCAACCGGAGCCGCCGCTGTGACGTTGCCGTCTGTTACCTCCAAGCCCCAGGTTCCTGGCTCGGAACTGCCATCGGCCCATACCCTGCATTTAATTGCGGTGCCGACGGCACGGAATCTTACCCAGTACCAGACATTCGGGTCGATCGTCATGTTTATGACGCCGAGTTGCGTGAATGTCGTTCCGTTGTACCAGCCGATGCGTACCGCATTCACGTTGGGCCGCAGATAAGCCATGAGCTTCAGGGTCGCGCCGCCGCGAATATAGACCCTGGCCGCTTCATCGCCAGTGGCGACGCCCCTGATTTTCACGAGCAGTTCTACATCATCCACATTGCCAGGAGTATCCCAGGAGAGGAAATATCGCCCATCGCTGCCTGTCTTATCGAGGAGAATATGTATGCCGTCGAGCGTGGCGTCTCCGACGACGAGAGGATTAGCAACCGCGGCATTCCACGACTCAGTCCAGCCGGACAGCGCGGCTTCCGAAACATATCCCTGGATTGGATTGGCGTATTGAGTCATTTAAGCGTCCTGGCTCCACCAGCAGTCATATTTGTCATCTTCCGCATTGTAGATACACCCCAGGTAATCGCGGCCGCTGGCGGAGCGGGTCAATGTTGCGCCCCGCAAGTTGAATTTGGTATCCACGGTGATTGCGCCTGCTCCGGTGATCACATACAGGAATGCGTGGCCGCATTTCACTGTTCCTGTCGGGTTATTGATTTGAACCGCCCCGCCGCCTGTGGCAAATCTGAATTTCCTGCCGAGGTCCAGATCAGTGTCCACTTCGCCGGAAACCACGGTCAGCTCGACGCATCCCCCGCCGGCGCTCGCCTGTGCGCTCGTGAGCCTGGTTCCTAACCCGAAGTCGTTCCTGGTGCATAGGGTCGCGTAAAACGCCCCGGCCGGAGCGGAGACAATGGGAGTGCGCCAGACGGCCTGCTCAAGGCTTCCGGCACACTGTAAAGGAGTGAATTGCAAATAGGCGAGATTAGTCGTGTCGTTGGTCGGCGGCGAGTCGTACATCCCCGAACGATCCCACCAGCGCTTTACGATTGCATAACTGAAACTTCCGCTCTTGTTGAATGGCGTGTCAACAACGATTGTTGTGCCCTCGTCCGACTCGATTATATTGCCGTCAAGATCAGAATCCGGGCTGGCATCGTCCGTGTAAATCAGGAGCACTCGGCCCTCAACATCTGCAGCAGGAGGGCTTGGCCGCGTGCAGGCAATGGCCTTATTCCCCCTGCGTACCACGCACGTTCCTGTTTCCAGAACCGTGGTCGGCGGCGAGTATTTTGCCCGTTCTGCGGCATAAGGACCCTCTGCCGGCAGAGACGTTGACAGCCAGATAGCGACCGCATAAATCCCTTTATAGTTAACCGTGTCTCTGGAGAATTGGAAAGCGACCATCCCCTCGGGAATCGTAGGATCATCGTCATGGGTGAGCACAACCAGGCCGCTCGCGCCGGATGGGTTGCCAGTGTCCTCGATGATCCCGCCAGTGGTTACGCCATTGTCGCTGACTGAATATCCGTTGTCGAACCAAACGCGGGCTTCAATATTCGCCAAGGGTACAGCTGAAGGAACATCCATCCACGGGCCGATGAATATCTCTGTGGTCTTGTCGCCGTGCTGCGTTCCTTTCCAGAAATTTTCCTCAAACCAGCCTTTATTGGGTTGCGCACCGAAAAAGCCTTCACCGGTCCAGGTCCAAGGCGGATCAACGGCTATCAAGCGGAGATCGGTCTGTGCTACGGTCCTTGTGTTTCGCAGCCGATTCTGTATGTCGAAATATGTCGCCGTGGCTACGTTGAATCCAGACTTCAAACCCTGAATACTGTCAACGATCCCCCACTGGCAGCTTTCCTCGGTCCACGCACCGCCGGTCGGATCAAACAACACGAGATCTCCGACGCGAAGATAGTCTCCGCCGGCCGGGTAATGGTACCCGGTCAGGCCGGTTCCGCTCTCGCGCGTAAATCTGCGGTTGTCATTCGATACCGCATGGCCGATGTCGCCGTCGTTGCTGTCAAGCAGATCGCCATAGCGGATGTTATAGGCGTCTGTCGGCTCGTAGCCCGACCCTGACCAATCATAGGCAACGGATTTCCACTGGCCCGTTCTGTTGTCCTTGATTTGTCCGCACCACGACCATATTTTATCCCCGTTGGTTTTTGGCCTCGAAGCCTTCACCCTCACCCGATGGTTTACCGCATCGGCTTCGACCTCAACCCACCAGTCTGACGGAGGGCCTGCGGATGCCGTTTGATCCGTCGGCAGGAAATGCTCTACATGGTGGGGGGTCCGGTTGCCGTCGCTCCACACTGAATCTCCGGCAGTGGATTGGAACTGGAAGGCGTAATAGATGTATCCCGCGGCAGGCGCGTCGAGTTCGTATTCAGCCCCGAAGATGTTCGCAACCAGGTCGTCGATTGCCCATTCATTTGTTCCGTCATGTACCAGCGTGCCGCCTTCAGCTACCGTGCGCAGATCAACGGGAGCTGACTGCTCCGTGGCGAAGTATTTCGCGCGGAAGCCAGCGCCGGTTATGTTCTCCTTATATTTCCACGGCTGAGCGCGAAATACGCAGTGCAGAGAGGGGTCGATGCTGGATACTTCAAGATCGTCAGGAATTGCCGTTTTAACTATGGGCGTGTAGGCCGTGCCGGTTGCGGCCCAGGTGTCCTCAACGACTTCAGCAATCAGCAGCTCCACAAGATGCCGCCCCTGTTCATCCAAGGTATGCAGCATCCGCTCAATCCAGAAATCTCCGTCAACATAGAGCGTCGTTGAGGCATCGGCGTGGACGTGAATCCGGTCGGACAGGTTCACGCGCTGGGCTTCGGCCAGGTGATCGGCATTGGCGTTCGCATCAAGTTTTAGAATCCAGCCCTGATGATGGTCCTTATAGAGCGCCTTGCCGTGCGCGCACCATCCCTGGCCCTCCACAACATCGGTAATCAACGGAGCCGTGACGTTGTAGGGCCTTGGCTTGAAGTCGTCGATGCTTGTTTGATCTTCATCGGTGACGGCAATTGGATCGCCTTCGACGATCGCCGTGCCGTGGGCGTTCAGGATGGTCACGTAGGCTGTGACGGCATTGTTGTTTGTGATGGCAAATATCTGCCGATCGCCGTATTTGGTCTGAACGACGGCAACGTCGCTGGTGATATCTGTTCCGCCGGAAGCAGCAGTCTTCGCTTCCAGATCGATCGTAGTCCAGGAATTGATCGCCAGATAGGAGCTGCCTTCAGGCAGGCGGGCTTCGAGGGTGAGGGTTGCGCCCGCGGCGATCGCAGGGGGATTTCCGGACAGGGTCCAGAGGATAACGTCCTCGCTGATATCGAACACTCGGACATTCGCGCGAAACTGATTGAAGATGCTCGCCCGGGTGTCTATCGGCAGGCAGGACATGTGCCGGATTGTGCCCGCGGTGCTGTTTGTGTACGTCGCCACGACGGCGTTGTGAGGGGATCCGGATCGATGCGCGCGGTCCTCCCAGCAGAGTTTTCCGTCCTTGGACTCTCGGACCCTTCCGAATTCCGTGTTTTCCAGATCGCGGATTGCCTGCAGGGCATCGGTCCCTTTCGGCACCCAATGCCGGCCGATCGTCGACTGACCGGTGTCAATAGTGCGATCTCCTGCCGGGAAGCTGGCGGCGTTCAGGATCGACGTAATCAGAGCCCCGGTCGCGGTGTTGGTCGACATCGCGACTTCAATATCAACGCCGACCGTACGGCCGATAACTCCCTGCGCTGTCAGAATGGCAATTGCGTCAACTTTTCTTTCCGCCGGCTGCGCGGATATATCCTCGAGGTCTCCCTGCCAGAGCGTTGTTTCCGCGCCCTCGCCGATCTGCGATGTCAGCCGAACAAGTCCGCCCGGCTTTATGTACCCATAATAAGCGCTGGCGACGTTGCCCTTCGAAAACACCCCGGTTGAATTGTCCAGGTTGAATTGCAGCCTTCCGGCCTGGTCGAGGCTTGTGATCGGAGACCCTTCGCAGCCTGCATACCAGTACCCGGCCCGGCGATAGGTCGAGATATTCTCCGAGTCTTCCGAAAAGTCTCCATCCCTGTCCCAGTCCCAATAGAGACGGATGGTTTCCCATGCAACTGTCATTTGGATTGCCTATCGAGCGTCAAGCATTTGAAGGGAACCGCCGCCGTGAAAATACTGGCGAGCTGCTTCCGCAAATTCCCGGCGAACATCTTCAATTCCCTTTATCTGCGCATTGCGAAGGTCGATGGTCAGATATGTAATCCGCCCGCCGCCTCCGCCGCGTCTATATTCCTCGCCCTCATGGACCACGGCCCAGCCGGTCTTTTCAACCCATCCGCCTTTTGCCAGCCGCGGGGTTTCACTATTGGGTTCAAATAGCTCTGGCGATACGGGGGAGCCGGGCTCCAAGCCGCCCTCTCTGACATTCGGACCAGCAGAAGACCCCTCTGGAGACGTCGATCCCGTCAATGCCGCCAATATCCGATCGAGAACCTGGACAACTTCGCTCTTGGCCGCATTGATCGACTCGATCAGGGTGTTCATCTTGTCCACGGTCTCTTTTTCGACCGTGCCAATGTAGGCCAGGGCACTCTTGATCTGGTCCTGATACGCCTTGTCCATGGCTGCTTTGGTGCTGTCGAGTAGACCCTGGGTGATCGTGTTTTGTCCCTGGTAATAGCGCTCGACTGCAATTCTCCCGGCCGCCCCGCCGAACTCCAGTAGCGCATTTTCCAGCGCCCCGCCCGCCTGCAGCGTTGCGAATGGCTTCGCGATGGAATCCCACTGTTTTTCCATGCCGATCAGGCGAGACAGCGAAGTGAACCTTTCGGGATCCAGCCCGGCCGCCATCAGCGCGTCGACCGCCTCGGACCCGAGATTGCCCGAAAGGATCTGGTTTATCGGATCGAGATTCGGAGCCAGATTCTCGAGCGCGGCGCTCAGGGATTGGATAAACGTCAACGACTCCTGCAGGCCGCCGAGCTCCACGGTGAGGTTCGCCAGTTTCTTGAACTTCTCGATATCCCCGCCGAGCTTGGTGATCTGCGCGGCAAATTCCTCGGTGATTTCCCCGGTCGACAGAAATTTGTCATACATCGTCTCAACGGGCGTGATGCTGCCCTCAAGAGCATCCCTGAATTCCGTCAGCGAGGTTGTAAGGGAATCTGTAGACGATCCGAGCGCGTCAAGCTGCTGGCGCCAGTTCGGCATGATGCGCTGCAGCTCCGCGGAGTGCTCGAAAGCATCCTCAAATTGCGCGTTGAGTTCTGACCAGTCGCCAGTGGCATTGCCGAGCTCGAAGGCTTTGCGAAAGTCGAAGTTGCCCCATGCCGTTTCGATCTGCTCGAGCGAGGTTAGAAATTTTTCGTAGGCATCGCCCCCTTGAGCCTTTGCTATTGCGCCCATCTTCTGCAGTACGACCGGCGAGGAAAGGATGTCTTTGCGGATGCCGTAAGCCTGGTCTTCGCTGAGGCCGAGGCTGGCGTAGATCGACTTCATGTCGTCTTTGCTGAGCTCGACCTTGAAGTCGCGCTTGGATTCCATGGAGCCCGCCTCGTAGGCGTCATGGCCCTTGAACAGTTTGAAGCCGAGATATCCCAAAGCCGCCGCGGCCGCGACTCCTATCGTGTAGGGATTCGTCAGGAAAGCGCTCAATGAGCCCATAGCTCCGCCGCTTCCGGCTGCCGCGCCTCCAACCCCGGCACTCGTTCCCAGGACCCCGGAGACAACAGAATTCATCGGGTTGATTGCCTGCAGGGCCGCCATCTCTGCCGCACTCAACCCGATGCTGGTAGCCGCAGATGCCGTGCCGCCGAACAAGTTCCCAAGCCCAAGAACTCCAAGTCCCTTCGAGAATAGGGATCCGTTGCCGCCGGCGCCGATGGCATTCAGGAGCCCGCCGAATCCGCTCTGCATGCCGCCGAATAGCCAGCCCATGAGGCTCTGAAACATCGAGCGCAACCGCGTCAGGAATGTGGCCTCGATCCAGTCGCCAAGGTTCCGGAATGCGGACTTGCCCCTGGTGAGCATGGCGTCGAAGATATTCCCGGCCGACTCCTTGATGTTTTCAATTCTGTCGAGAGCATAGTCCTGCCGGGCATTCCATGTCCTTATCCATAGATCATCCTCGAACCTCGCCGCCTCTCTGGCGCCCCTCATAATTGCGTCGGTTACGGCCGAGTTGCCGGCAGCCTTGTTTATGGCGTCCAGTTCGGCGCGGGCGTTCCGGCCAAGCTGATCGAAATAGCTGTTCATGGGGCCATTGGGGGCCAGCGTCGCCAGCAGTTTTGCGATGCCGTCATCATGCAGGTTCAGGAATTGTTCGTTCATTCTATCCGCAACCTTTACTCCATCAGCCAGGACGCGATTCACGTCCGCCTGCATGGAGATATAGTTGCGGGCAACGGCATTGCTAAAAGCTTCGTTGAGCTTTTCCTGCGCGTCGGCCGCTTTTTTAGCTGCCTCCGCAGCTTTCCCTACTCGATCAGCGAGAATTTCATAAAACATTCCCATTGAAGGCCCGACGTCTCCGATCTCTTTTCCGAGATTGCTGGCGGCGTCGGCCGTGTCTCCAATCACTGCATTAAACAGCTTCAGACCTGCAGTTCCGCCCACTGTAAGTGCTAGCGCCGCTCCAAACACTGTTAATGCCGGAGACGCCTTGGAGGCGGCTGCAGCGAAATCCAGAAGCGCCGCTATGGTTGCGGTGAATTCTGTCTTTGTTCCCTGCCAGACTCTGCCAATAGCGTCCAATCGATTGTTAAAATCAAGCAGCGCCTTTTGCGTTGCCTCGCTATAGACAAACCCGGCCTCCTTCATTTTGTCGATGTTTTCCTGCAGCGATCCGTTCATATTGATCAGCAAGGGAACCAGCTCTCGGTATCGAATCCCGAGAACTCCCAGAGCCACCTGAGCCTGCTCGCTCGGGTCTTCTATCGACTGCAACCTTTTTCCCATCTCGCTGAGAAGGGTTATGGCGTCCTTTGTCTGCCCGGAACTGTCCTTTACGCTCAGAGCGAGCTTATCAAGCCCCTCCCGGAACTGCTTCGGATCCCGCGCCAGCTCCTGGTTCATAAAGCTGATATTTCTGCCCAGATCGAGACTCCCGAGACCGGCTTCCGTGGTAATCCGCTCCAAAGCCTGCAGGTCGGCAACCGCCATGCCTGTCATTGCAGACAGGTTCTCCAGTCTCTCGGAGTTTTCCGAGGCCGCGGCGGCAAACTTATAGAGAGCCGCCGATGCGATCACGGCTGCGGTAGACACAGCTCCGAATCCTACCGCTGTCGGTCCGAGAGACGTCAGCATTGCATTAATCCCATTCTTGGTTGCTTCCAGCGGGTTTTGTGCAAATTCTGTTAAGCATTTCCCGAGTGATTCAAAACTTAATCCGGTCTTACCTGTCGCGTTGCCGAACTCCAACATTCCAGCCACGGCCGGATCGATTTCCTGCCCATTCTTCCTGGTCGCCTCGGCCGCCTTGATCAAGCGATCGCCGTAGACCGCCCAGATGTCGGAAGAAGACCTGGCGTCGAGCCCCAGGAGCCTTATTTGATTTCCGAGGTCTCTGCTTGGATTCAGGGCCTTATCAAAGGAGTCTGTCAGTTTCTTTATTGCGGCCTCTTGCTCATCGAATCTCTCGATGGCGGTCTTCGAGCCTTCACCTATAGCCAGAAAGGCGTCCTTGGTCTTCTTCGCCGCTTCCGGTCCGCTTCGCCCCAGGTGATCGAACTGCTGCTTGATTGCGTCGAGCCGCGCGACCACTTCCTGATCGCCCACAATCTTGTTGACGTAGGTTATTTCAGGCATGGCTATAACCTCACTCCGGATTTCATTCGGATTTTCTCGATCTCCCACCAGTAGGAGCGCAGCATTTCGAATTCCAATTCCCCTAGATCGCCGAGTTTCAACAGCCCCATGCGAACGGCATCATGCAGCCTCTCGATCCGGTCTATATCCGGCTGGTGCCTTTCAAGTGCGTCCGCGTCCAATTGCTTCTGCTGTGTGCCCTGCGGGTTGTCTGGGCATCCGAAACATGCCGTCGGGCTCATTTTCAGCTTGCCGCATTCCAGCTTGTCTCCGAGGCCCTGCAGCGTTTCGGCCGATGCGCGTTTCTTTTCTTCCGGATCGCCCGGATGCGCCAGCCCCGAATAAACCTTCGCCCAGTCAGGTTGCCATTTGCAGGTGCCTTCCGATCCTATGAAATAGACCTGGAGCGCTCGTTTCCAGCTCCCCAGGACTATCCGTTTTTTGCTTGAGCCAGCGCGAAGGTGGAATCCATCGCCCGGAATTTGAAGATGTAGGGAATGAGTTTGATCCAGTCGGGCTTGTTGCTTTCGACGCAGGGCTGGCCATTTAACGTGAAACCCCTGGCCTCTTTCACCATGGCGTCGTACAGATGCCCGATGGCCTCATAGTTGTATCGGATTCGGCGGCCGCCCTCCTTGAGGGTCTGAAGCTTCTGCGCACGGTCCCAGCGGATCCGGTCCTCGGCTGTGGCAAAGCGGATCACCTGCGCGATGTCGATCGACCGCTCCTTGCCGGCATCGTCCACCAGCGCAAATGTATGCCGCTTTATGATCTCGTCGCCGAATTCCGCCTCGAGGTCCAGGACCTTTCCGGTCTCCGCATCCTGCTCCGGAGCGTCTTTCGCGCCGAGATAGCCGACCGTGATCACCATGGTCCGGATCTTATAGAGCGCGTCCAGTTTGTCGATAATGGCGTCGGAGGCCTCCACGCCGTCGAGGGTGACGCTGATCTTGTGCGCGTCAAAGAACTCCCGATTTGCCTCTGCCGCGCCGCCTGCCTTGAAATCCAAAGCATCAGCATCGGTGTTGGAATCGACCAGGGCAGCCTCGCGCTCCTTCAGGAGCTGGATCAGCTTCCCATTGTCGTAGGGCTTCATGGTCGCGACGACCTCTCGCCGAACTCCGTTGTGCGTAATGCCAAGCATGAAGCGTAAAGCACTGGCTGTCAGTTCGTATTGCATTGGGCGTATTCCTCTCATTTCCCGCTCCGGCTCCGGATGGGGATCAAAATGTTTTGTCTCGGCGCCGTCCCCTCGCACTTGCTCCGGGGGTCCGGCGGTAAGGCTGATTATGGGCGTTGGCGCCGGCGGTCCGGCTCCGGGCGCTGTAGACATAAGCCTGCTCATGGCGGCCGACTGCATATTCGTTATCTCGGCCGGTGAATATAGCGCTGAAAACGTCGTCCTGTGGTTATGCGGAATCACCAAATCATGCACCAGGGCCAGTCGAAAGCCGGCCGTGTGGACCCGCCGGCAGTATTCGTCGTCGTCGCCCAGGCCTACTCCGTAGTCCTCGTTCAAATAACCGACGGTCTCCAAAACATCCCGGCGCATCATGGCGCAAAAAAACGCCAGCATCATATCCCTGCTGAGGATTTGAATCGTTCCCGGGTTGCGCCCGATCTTGCCTTGCCAGCTCCGGGACGTCGTCGTCCGCGGGCCGGCAATACCGACATTTTTGGTTAATGCGGCGCTCAGCATTGGCAGCCAATTCGGGGCGGCCTGGGTATCGTTGTTCATCATGACCACATACGGAGCGTCAGAGGCTCGCAGGCCGGCGTTTGTGGCCTTGATGAAGCCCTGATTGCTGGGCAGTTTGATTATTTGGACCGCTTCGGCCCTGGTAAAATGATGATTGAGGTCCCTCGGGACCTGGCCTCCGTTCTGGACCCAGATCACGCGGTAGTCCCGGCTGTATTTTCTAATGCTTTTCAGGCAGCTGGCAGCCAGCGCCAGGACGTCGGGATGGTTGTAGTGTGGGATGATGATGTCGTATTTAGCCATTCTTATGCCCGATCTCCTTGTGCGGCGCTCCCGGGTCTAGTGTCTGGCCGTCGTCTGCGCGTCCGTGGGGCATATGGAGTTTCTTATCCGCGACATATTCGGCGTGCAGCTCCGGGTAATCCCGGGGCTTGTTTGCGCCGATGTGCTCTATGCTCGGGTCGCGCCAATAACAGCGCATAATGCCGAGCGCCTCGAGGCGCCGATTGAAGGCAAAATCTCCCTGGCCGGTGCGGCCGTAGTTCGGGAAATAGCCGGCCTTCCGGCAAATGCCCAGGTCGATGATTGCCCCGGAAATCTGCGAATCAAGGCAAGGGCGGCACTCGATCCCGTTGACGATCTTCCATTGGGTGATCCGCTGGTGGGGCATCTGGCAGGCGCAGAAGCTCCACTCAATTCGAGGATAGTGCCGGTTTATCGTCCGGTAATTATCCAGGATCTTTTGGGAATAGCCGGCCGGATATAGCAGGTCGTCCGCAGTCAGGAGGAATTCGCGCTCGGTTGCGAATGCCTTGATTCCCTCCGTTTTAAGGAAATCAGCGCCGGGATTGTTCTGAAACAGCAGCCATCCATCGGCCGCCTTCCTGATCCATTCGACAGTCTCCGCATCGCTCCCGCCGTCGACAATGAAAAGCTCAATATCGTCCTGGCGCAGGCTGGCGACCGTTCGCCTTAGATATTCCGGGCGGCGATATGACGTCAAAATAACTTGCATCGGTTTATTTCCGCAAAATGAGCCACTTGCTTTCGGCCCGGGAAACCTCCCAGGCCGAGCGCGCGAGGAATTCGTCGACCGCTATTCTGAGCCCGGAATAAACCTGGCAGTAGTCGTCGACCAGAATGAAGCCTCCATCGGCGACCTTGGGGGTGTAGTTTTCCAGATCCGCCTTAACCTGGTCGTAATCGTGCCATCCGTCGATGATCAGGGCTCCGGCGCCGGCGGGCACAAACGGTGCGGCGTCAGTTGATGCTGCCGAAAGCACCAGGCATTGGGCCCCGAGTCCGGCCTCGAGAATATTGGTGATGGTCTCGGCGTAGCTACCTCGGCAGTTGAGTGGGGTTTTAATCACCCTATCAAACGCATCGATCGACAGGATTTTCGGCCGGACGCCGATCGTTTCCAGGACTCGGGCCATCATGACCGGCGTTCTGCCCTTGTAGGTCCCAATCTCGATGATGAAATGCTCGGGACGCCAGGGGAATTCGAGCAGGGCTTCGGCAAGCGCGGTCAGCTCCCCGAGCTCGAGCTGGCCGTACCGCGCGCGCTCATTTACCAGTTTCGCTTGTGCTTCCGTTAGCATCGTGGTCCTTTCGGTATCAGAAGGTAGAAACTTCGGCCGGGGTAGTGTTCCGGGAGCCATTTCATTACCTGGTGGTTTTGTCCCAGGATCCGGATCAGGTCCGGCTCTGTCGGCCAAAATGTTACCGGATCATTGTAGGAAGACGTCAGCGCGGTTCCCTCGGCGTAATCGCGGCCGGCATAAACCTGGCCTCCGGCCATCAGGGTTTTGGAAGGAGCGGCGCTGCAGTAGTGGGTGTCGACTATGGCCGGCCTGCCGGAGAATTTGGCGACCATAGCCAGCTGGTCTTCCAGCGTCAGATGGTAGTAAATCCCCAGGCAGAAAATGCAATCATAGGGCGCCAGGTCGGCGTCCTGGACCCTCCCCAGGGTGACGCGCTCCCGCCATTTCGCCGGGACTCGCTCCTCGCGGGCATCGAGCCCGTAAACGTCGAATCCTTGGTCCGCGGCTGTATCCATAAACAGGCAATGGCCGCAGCCCAGGTCGATGGCCTTGAAATGTTCCGGCAGCATTGGCCGGATCAGCTCGAGGATCTGGCTGAATGTTTCCAGCCGCGTCGAAGCCAGGCGCTTAATGGTGTCGCGTGGTCGTTGTTCTGTCATTGAGTCGGTGCCCATCATGATTTCGCCGGCCATGGCAGGTCGTTCTTTCTGGCCACAATTTCATGGGCGATCCGGTGAGGAATCGTCCCGAACGTTATCCCGGTCCGGCTTATTTCAGTGGTGAATATCTCTTGGCCGCAGAATACGCCCACCTTCCCGGCGGCCAGCATCCGGAGCCACAGATCCCAGTCCTGCAGACGCTTCAGGCTTTCATCGAATCCGGGAAAGTCTTTTGCCCGGATTACGCTCATGGTGGAGACGTAGTTCCGCTGGCGCAGCGCGGCAGCATCAAAGGGTCTGTGACCGATCCGGAATACCTTGTCCGGAGCCGTCCAGTTGGTCCAATAGGACCCATAGGAATAACTGGCCTCCGGGTTGTCATCGAGCGCCCGGATCATTCCCTTGAGCGCATCTGGTCGCCATTCGATGTCGTCGTCCGAAAATAGGACCAGTTCGGTGTCGACCCGCTTGAATCCTTCATTCCTCGCCCAGGGCGCTCCCCGGCGGCGCTCGTCCCATACCGGTATCATCGCCGGCGCTCCGCCGGCCTGCTCCTGCAGCGTCTGGACGGTGATGTTCGAGGCGCACCATTCCGCGGTCGGCTCGTCTCGGGTTGGAATCACCACGGTTAGGCGGTCGATGGTCATTGGATCAGGTCCAGCGTCATTTTCGCGCTCCGGCCGTCCCCGTAAGGGTGGCGCCATCCGGTTTTGCCGATCATTTTCTGGGCTTGTTTTACGATTTGCCGGGGGTCAGCGCCGGCCAGGGCGTTGGCGCCGAGCTCGACGGTCTCCGGCCTTTCAGTGGAGTCGCGCAGGGTCACGCAGGGAACTCCCATAATGCAGGCCTCCTCCTGGACTCCTCCCGAGTCGGTCAGGATCAGCTGGGCGCTTGATTCCAGACCCAGGAACTGCAGGAATCCGGCAGGCTCCTGCTGCTCAATGCTGGTAGTATCGAGACGGTGCCGTTCGAGCATGGCTTTCGCGCGCGGGTGGACGGGCCAGATAACGTCCAGGTTCAGGGTTTTCCGCAGCGACAGGACCCCGATCAAAATTGACGCCAGCCGTTTCGGGTTGTCGACATTCTCTGCCCGGTGCAGGGTGAGAAGGATGTAATCCCTTCCGGCCGGCGCCGGCTTCCAATATCGGGCTAAAACATCGGCTATCAGATTGCCCGTCACGGTGGTTTTGCCGCGGCAGCCCTCGGCGATGAGGTTTTGTTCTGCCTGTTGGGTCGGAGCATAGAGGTCGGCGGCCAGGTGGTCGGCGACGACGCGGTTTTGCTCCTCTCGCATCCATAGGGTTCCGGCGCGCAGGCCGGCCTCGTGGTGCGCGATCGGGATCCCGAGGGAGGCGGCCGCCATGGCGCCGATCATGGTGGAGTCGGTATCTCCGTGGACGTGGACCTGGTCTGGGCGCTCGAGCGCGAGAATCTCCCGGGTTTCGGCAGCAGTCCGCCCGTATTCGTAATCAGTCAGCATATAATCGCAGGGCGCCATGTTGAGATCGGCATAAATGTTTGCCCTCATGGCCGCGGTTGCGTGCTGGCCGGTGTCAATGCCGAAATAATCCCAGCCTCGCTGCTCCAACTCGGCAATCACAGGCGCCATTTTGATGATCTGGGGCCTAGTTCCGAGCACGATCCCGATTTTCATTGAGGTGTCTTCCTGTTATAGCGGCTCATTGGCCGGCCGGGGGTGCTTCCGACGGACGGCCTGGACTGCCTGGTCCCAGGAAAGCGTCTTTCCGTAGGTGATCCCGGCGCGCTTTTCCGTGCTGAAGATTGTTTTCCCACAATAGACGCCGGTCTTACCCTGTTCGAGCATGGTCAGGTAAAGGTCCCAGTCCTGCAGGCGACGGATTGATTCATCGAACGCCGGAAGATCCTTGCGCCGGAAAAGGCTCATGGTTGAGATGTAATTGCCTTTTCTTAGCGCCTCAGCGTCGAATTCCCGGTTGCACTGGATCCAGTTGCCAGTGGCATAGGCACCATAGGCGTATGAAGCCTCTGGGTGAGCCAGGAGCGTGTCAAGCAGGCTTTGAATGGCATCGGGCGCCCAGTTGATATCGTCGTCGGACAGAAGGATGAACGGCGCCGCGGCCTTCTCGATTCCAACATTCCGGGCCCAGGCAGCCCCCTTGCCTCTGATATCCGGAACCATCACAACATCGAAGTCCTGGAACGTCTGGCGCTGCAGGCTGGCCAGCGTGACGTCGGCGTTTACCGGCAGGCGGCATGGGATCACTATCGTCAGCATGCCAGCCTCATTTGTTCGTTCTCCCAGAAGCCAGCCGGGATCGTTTCCCGAGGGACAATTTCCCTGATCCCGGCTTTGCCGCTCGTATGATTGGCATGGATCCGGGCGACCATAAATCTGGAATCCTGCGACGCCGCAACCTGCTGCAGCCTCCGGTCGATGAATCCGTTATCTGTCGACTTTTGCTCATCTTTGAATGGCCTCTTTTTCCAGAACTCGCGCAAGTAGCAGAAGCTCGTTCCCAGGACATATCCAGATGAATGCGCCACATATCGCTTTGCCTGACCGGTCAGCGTGTCCCAGAAAAGCATCGTGCTGTAGCCGGTGATGGGCTTGCCGCTCTGCTTGAGGCGGTTGACCTGGTCAGAGATGCGGTCGGGAGCGGACCAGTCATCCGTGTCGAAATGGCAGATAATGTCGCCCTTCGCCAGTTCGCAGCAGAGGTTGCGTTTCATGCCCGTGGTCTTTCGATCGACAAAGACGTGCGATACCGGCCAGGCGCTGGACAATTCAAGCGTGTCCGGCTCAGTCGAGTCGTCCAGAATGATCAGTTCCTTCTCTGGATAATCCTGCTTCAGAAAGCAATCAACGGCCGCCCGGATGAACTTGCCCCGGTTGAACGTCGGCATGACGCAGGAAACGAGCATTAGCAATTTGCCTTAAAATCCGTTCTGTGTTGCCCCGCATACCGCGCAATAAACCATGTCCGGCATCAGACAAAAGAATTGATTACCGCAAGCGCAGGTCCAATGCTTTCCCCGTATCTCTGCGCAAAACTGAAACAACCCCTTTTCTGTAAGGCAAGCTGGGCATTCCAATAAAGTCGTTCCGACGGGGGCAACCGCAACCCACTTATTGCCACATGCCATGCAAAGAGCATTCCCTGTCAGGTGCGGATCCGAAGTTTCTTTCGGTTGGAGTGCTATGATGCTGGCGCTCATATCCTCACGATCCCGCTGGGCTTGTTCTGCTGGGCAATTTTCCTGCCGGCGGCATCAAAGAGCGCTCCCGAAGTGACAGCCGGCTGCCCGACTTCTACCAGCTGGCAGCATCGATTGCAGCGATAGCCGAGATGATCCTTGTCGATCGGCTTTGCCTCCCGGACGGTCCTGCGGTTCCTGGCGCCGCACGCCGGGCAGTTGAAGATCACGTAATCCGAGCCGGGCAGCTTCTTGCTGGTGAAGGTCACGTATCTTCCGCCGCCCAGGCGCTCGGTTTTGCATTTGCGCCCGCCGCCTTTATTGACAACTCCGATCGCTCTGGTTTGAAGAATGATTCCCGACATTAAACCCTCGATATCTTATGACATCCGTTGTTCTGATTCGGCTCGCCCATGGCGTCGAGCTTCAGGTGATCGCAGAGCAGGCCTGGCGCCGACTTGACAGTGAAACCGGCTTTTATGGCGTTGAAGCAGATAAAGGCGTCGTGTCCGGCATACTGGCGCGGGCTGTATCTGAGCCTGAGAATCTTTTCCTTGCACGCGCTTCCGGTCGAGACCGATTCGAGCGCATAGTCTGTTGAAAACCATGGCTCCGGGAGTGTTTCAAATACCTCACGCCTGAAAAGCGTGCATCCCAGACTGACCCAGAGCAGCCGGCCCTTGCGATCCATCTGCGATATGCGGCCGTCGGTCTTCAGATGGTAATTGATCGCAGCGACGTCGGATCCGAGCTCGAGCAGGCTATTAATTCCGCCCGCGGGAATAACCACGTCCTCTTCGACAAAGAGGAAGTAGGGGGCGTCGGTATTATCCAGGGCCCAGCGCACCAGCCAGTTGAATGAATCCGGAATTGGCTTGTCCCAGGTCCTCTTGGCCCGGTAGTTGTAGCCCTGAAGGGCCTCGTCAATGCCGTCACTGCTTTCAGCAAATTCGAGGCCCCGCGAAGGACGTAAAACAGCGAAGTCGAGCATGACTAAGCTGCCAGCTCGAGGATTTCCGAGTCGTCGATGTTCGTTCGGACCGTGACCGTGCAGTACGCATCCGCCCCGGACTTGATCACCGTCTGCTCGTTGAAGGGCAGCGTGATCGTGGTCAGATCGGTATCTTCCCCGAACGCCTCGCTCGGAATGTAAAAGTGAGGAATGGAGATCGTGACCTGGTGGTAATACGGGGTCCCCGCGATCAGATCCCCGATGCAGACCAGCGTGATTGCGCACTCGCTGTTGTTCAGGAACAGGTTGCGCAGATCGGAATCGATCTGATCCAAAGTGAAGCCGCCGGTCACGCGCTGCTTCCCGACCACAACGCGGCTGATCAGCATTTCCTCGCCGGCCGATGCCCCGGCATTGCGCCGAGCATTCGGATTCTGGTTTGCCGTGAAGTTGAAGGCGGTCAGCTTGTCGCCTACCGCAGCCGTGGCTCCGGTCGCTCCAAACGCCAGAGTGCAGCGCCGGAAGTTGAAGAATCCGCCCGTGGTTGTCAATGCCGGCAGAGCTGTTGCGTCGGCCGCCTGGGTCCTGCCGAACCCCTGCCATCGGATTGAGACGTGATCGTTCGGATTGCCTTCGATCGTGAACTGCTCCAGGACCACGCCCGAAATCAGGTTCTGCCACGCCGCCCCGGCCTTTTCCATCAAGGACGTATAGTTGCAGTCCATATTGGTCTCGGCGTCCTGGAAGGTGAAGGCGTGATCATAGACCGAGGAATATCCCGCGCTGTTCGGCTGCGTGCTGGAAACCGCGCCCATCACAAACCCGGCCGCAAACATCGCGGCATAGTTCGTCATGGAATACTGGCGGGGCGGGATCACGACCCGCTTCTGAATCGGATCCCAGAACGTCGGGAAGTTTGTTCCCCGGCCATACCATCCATCGTCGCTGATGGCCGCCGGGAACTCGACCGTGGGCGGCCCGAATCCCCGGTAGGGCAGCTTTTTGTCGATGTCTGCAGCGGCAAGCGCCGTACCTATTGCCGACTGCTTATGAAACGAAAAAGCAGATTCAAATTCTCTTGTGTGCAGGCTTGCGAGTGTCATTGCCGCTGCTCCTTAAATGAAAAAGGCCGGAAACGCTCCGGCCTTCGGTTTTGGTTGGACTTCTAAAGCAAAGCTATTCGCCGACCACCAATCTCATTACGGCCCACAGCCAGGCACCGGTTTCGGCGTGAGCGGTCTGCACGTTTGCGATGTAGGCCCGGGCGAGGGCGTTGAAGGCCGCGGTCTGGGTGAGCGCCTTGATCTTGTTTTGGATGGCCGCAAACTGGCTCATGAACTCAAGGGACAGGCTGTCTGTGCTGGTGGTGATGATCAGATGGATTTCAAATTCAACGCGGGTTTTGGTGGTTTCAGACCAAAGCTTGTCGCCGGACTCGTGCTCAAAATCTCCCTGTGAAAATACCAGCGAGCAAATCGGGAATGTCGCGGCCTGCTGCTTCCACACGTCCGGATGCTTAGCGACGGTCTTCACTTCCGGATAGGTAGAGATCCCCTCAAGAGCGTCTTGGACCGCCCCAAATACAGCTTCGATATCCATTAGATTTGAATGGTCCTGTCTGGAAAGGATTTAACCAGCGCGTTCTGAAACACTTTTTCGGCCATACCCTGAAGTTCGGGCATCATCTTCTCGATCGCTGGACGGATCCAGGGACGCGCGGCGAAGGTCTTCGGCGGAAGTGTGACTTTCTTGGCAAATACCATCCGGCCTTTATATGGGAACGCCAGAACCTTTGCGCGCTTCGGCCTGATGGTTACTTCCGGCCTGTTAAATCCGATTTCCCATCCTTGTCCATAATCGATGTTGGTTCCAGTCTTGAAACCGTCGCGCTCTGGAAGAAGTTCACTCAAAAGCCGATTCGCCAGGTTCCCCGTTCTGGTTTTGAGGCCATAGTTATGCTCAGCCAGGCCGTCGCGCACTTCCCCTTCGACGAGCAGGCGGCCTTCTGTGGCCCACTGCGCTTTTGCCTGCTGGAAGGCTTCGGCTATGGTTGACACTAAAAGAAAATCCTCGGCGCATAGAACGCCCCATCCGGATCCAGCACATCCTCAACACTGAGAATCTGCGGCTGAGATCCATCTGGAAGTGTGATCCGGTCCTGCTCGGTCACCGCGACCGATTGCAGAAATTGAATGCTCGACTTTGACAGCTGCTGAGTGCGGTCCTTCGACGTGACATAGCGGCTTTTATGTTCCACAATCACCGCATAGGTCGCGCTCGCGCTGTAGGTCCGGTTGCCGTTGGCGTCGTCGGCCAGGAAAGGCTCGTGCGTGATATTAACCTGCAGGCCCGCCGTCACCGTCTTGGCGGTCGCTACGGCGCTTTTGACCAGATCGGATAGAGACATCAGGACCGCTCCAAATCGCAGACCACGGAGTTTCCAAACGACTTCTCGCCCCAAAGGGAAATCATCTGCCAGACTGAATCCGGAATGACCTTGCGAGGAGGTGGAGTATTGGAATTGAATTCGAGCTCGATCGATCCCACGGCCAGGCGGTTAATACCATCGGTCGAGCTTTCCGCTGTCCGATCCGAATCAATCAGGTACCGGGCGAGCTCAGCGCAGGCATTCTTGATGCGCGTCGGGATGGTTTCCTCGTCCAGGTCCTCGCCTTTATCGTCCTCAAGGCCTGCCCGGGGCCATTGCAGAGCCTGAACCGTCGGTTCATTCGCCTCGCCGTCCCATTCGATCTGCTCGTCAAGAAGGCGGGTTGCGGAGACCAAGGCGCGTTTGATGGTGTCAGTTCCCTCGACGGCCTGAGCCGCGGTAACGGCGGTCGAGACGTGCAGGCAGGTCTCAATATAGGCGTTGAATTCAGCTTCGGAAATATAGGAATTCGCCGAAGCGCTCCCGGCGGTCTCAACGATTGTAATAGCCATAAGCCCTCTTACTTCGCTTATCTGCCCTTCGCCTTGCGGCCCGGTTTACCTCGTCGCCTGGGCTCAGGAACGTGACCGTCATCTGCCAGCCGGTCACTTTCCTCGCCAGCCAAAGGAGCAGGAACGCGATCTTCGTCCGGATCTTCGACTCTCGCAGGCGCCGGACGTGCACCGTCATCTGCACCTTCTTCATTTCCTTCACTGCGTCGATCGAGGGACCTTTCATTGACTTCCTCCACAAAGATCGCTTCTGTGATTACCTGAATGCCCCGATTCCTGTGATCTCGGATGATTGCCGGATACCGCGATTGGATAAATGCCAGGTCGGGCTTCCCGATATCTGCGGGCCCTGAATAGGCATCCGCGTTGTGGGTGTGGCTCTGGCTTTTAGGGGCTTGCGCCTTTAGGTATAACTTAACCCTGGCGATCAAATCGAATTCCAGGTTGCCCACCCAGATCGAGAACTGCTTTTTAGGTTTCATGGTCTCGGAATGAAAAAGGGGGCGCTCCGAAAAGCACCCCCCGGTTGGTTGGATTGAAACTACTGCGATTTGATTATCACACCGGCGCAGTCCTTGTTGTCCGAGGCGACCTTGTCCCAATGCGCGGAAGTGGCGACATCGGCGTCGGTCGGATTGGCTCCGCCGTCGGCGTAGTCATAGGTGTAACCCTTGACGCCGAGGTTGTACGCCAACTCTCCCTGCACGACATAGTACAGGTTGTTCTTCTCGGTTTTCGGACCCTCAGTGACCAGAGTCCGCTCTTCCGATTCGATCACCTGAACGCCGTCGGCAACGAGGCCGAGCGTGTAGTAGTGATCGGTTCCGGTATTGTCGACAAACAGAGGCGAGGCGTCGGTGATGATTACCGGAATGCCCAGGGCCCCGAGCTTGCCGACATTGATCAGGCCGTCAGCAACATTGGTGATCTTGTCCGTCAACGCCTGCAATTCCAGCTGATTGTATTTGGCGCTGTGCATGACCCAGCAGATGATCCGGCTGGCAGCGTCGCCCATCTTGCCCTTGCCGGTCGCGAGAACGGAATGCGTCATTCCGCCCGTTCCGGAATAGTCATACAGCAGGGATGTATTTTGAACCAGAGCTGCCACGGTCGCCCGGATTGCGTTATTGAGCATGTCGACCATGACGGCTTTTGCGATCTGCTGGCCCAGGACGAAACTGAATTCCGCCTGGCTGGAGGCGATTTTCTTGAGGGCATCCAGCGTCTTGACGACAGGCCCGATCATCCGGTTGATTTTCACCGAAGCAATCTCGTCCTGCGCCAGGTCGAGCTGATCCGCTGCGGCGAGGGATCCGGTGTCGCGCCGGGAGATCAAGGAAGCGGTTGACAGGAAAAAGGCGTTCTTGGCGTAGTCGCCAATGAGCGATTGGGTGGACAACCGGATAGCGTTGCGAGACGCCGCGTTAAAGGCGTTGGTCTCCTGCACGAGGGTCTCGACGTATCCGGACTGAAACTCGGCATCGTAAATCTGAAACGTGTCTTTAGTCGATGCGGTCATTGGATACCTCTTTGGGGTTAAGTTGTGCGGAGATTGGCGTCTCGCCGCGGCTCACGCGGGTTTGGTTTTGTCGGTTTGTTTTGGTGAAGCTTCGGGCGTCTCGCCCGCTTGATCAGGCAGGAAGCTGCATATACGCCGCCTGGATTTCCTTGGCTGTCTTGCCGAGCTTTCTCTGCGATTCAAAGAAAACTTCGCGGTCCTCGGCTGTCATCTCAGAGCGCTTTTTCTTGGGAGCCCCACCCCCGGCCCCCTGATTACCGGCTCCGCCTCCGGATGGCTGGCCGAACAAGTAGTCGTGCTCGGTTTTGAGATTGGAGATCCATTCCTCCATGCCGATCGGACCTCCGTCCTTGCCGTACATCTGGCTGCCGTCGCCATTGAGCGCGACCGGGTTGCCGTCCTTGTCGAGCTTCCAGACATCCTTTGCGAGTTTCACAACCGTGCCGATGGCTTTGGGCAGAATGCCTACATTTGGCTTCAGGGCCACATCGCGCAGCGCGTTATCGATCAGGAGTTGGGAAAGCCTGGAGTCTTTGGCTTTCAGTTCGGATTCGAGTTTGCTGCGTTCCCTGGCGTGCTCGTCGCGCATCTTGGCCACGCGTTGCTCGACGACTTTGTCGACTTCGCCGGATGCGATGAGCTTCTTTTCTTCGAGTTCCTGCTTCATCTTCAGGGCTTCCCGGGCCGCCTCCGGATCCAGGTCGCCAAACCTGTCTTTGAAATCCTTTGCGGCCTTCTCGGCATCGCGCCGGGCTTGGCGCTCTTTATCCAGGGCGCTGGTCAGATTATTCGCATCTTCGGCGTCCAGATAGAATTTGCCGTTTCTCTCGACGTACAAATCCCGATGTTTTTCTTCCACTTCGTCCAGCTTTGAAACTTCTCGTTTCAGTGCCATTGGTAAGTCCTTTGCCGGATCTCCCGGCCAATAAAAAACCCGCTCTCTCGGGAACTTCCCAAGGGCGGGTCTTTGTGTGAGTCAAAACTTCCGTAGCGTTAAAGCTCTATAACCTTATGCACTCCATTGTTGCTCTGGATGCTTCCGGGATCCTTGAGCCTGTAATGCTTGCAGTCTGTCGGAACTTGCGCGATTTCAATTCCGGCATTCAGGATGCCTCTGGAGAACCAGATATCCTGCCCCCCGTAAGGCATTCTGATCGCATGCACTCCGCCCTCGCGAGTCACTTCCCAGGTCTCAAACCACGGCTTATTGATTCCGCGGAATATATCAGCGCGGACCAGCAGGCATCCCATGCCGGTGAGCCATATCTTTCCGTTCGCGTCTCTCCTTACCGACCGTCCCACTGGGATCCATTGCTGCAGTTCCTCGTCGAATCGGGCCAGCGGATAGTCCGCAGTCACGACCGGTTTGGCCAGGCTCAGCATGTCGATCAGGATGCCATCCGGCAGCCCCATGTCTTCCTCGATATACCAGATGAAGGATGGGTCCAGCTTCAGGGCCTCTTCGGTGATCGTCGTCTGTGCTTCCGGGATCGGCAGATCATCCGTGGTCAGCAGCTCCCAATTTGGGCGCCAGCCTCGAGGAATTGCCCTCCATGCGGACTTGATTGTGCGCGAATGGACCAGGCCGCGGCTGCAGAGACAGATGACGCCTTGGGTCACGCCGCCCTCTTCAACCGTTCACTGATTCTGTGAACTCTTTCCGCGCACCTGCAGTTCGGATGTCCGGGCGGTCCGGACGTTCCCTTATAATCACCCTCGGCATAGGTGCCGTTGATCGGCCGGCGCTTCCCTCTCATAGACTGGCAGCGCTTACATCTCCGATCGTCCTGGGTCACTATCCAGCCGATTTCCCAGACGTTGGGATCGAGCAGATTGTCATCGACCGCCTTCTGAATCCCCTGGCGCCAGCCTTCATTTGCCACCTTGATGGTCTCCGTTCGGCTGATCAGATTTGCCCGGTCCTTGATCAGCTTTCGCTGGTAAGTTGCCAGCAGACTTTCCTGCCTGGTAGCCGATATTCCGCGCTCCGCGAGGTCGGCGGCATATTTCTCATAGGAAGCCGCCTGCCTGGAATTCATCCCGATGATATCGCGGAGAGTGTCTGCCATCGCCGCGGTGCCCTTGCCCTCCTGAAAGCCGCGCTGAATGACTTCACGCACAGCCTGCAGCGTTTCCTTGGTGATATTCGTGATCAGCGTTCCTGCTTCGTTCCGGATCCAATCCAGTGCCTTTGGATCCAGGATGTCCCACGCAATCTCAGCCTGAACCGGAAGCGGTGTGAACGTCGCCGCCGATTCCAGGACGTCGCGCAAGGCCGAAGCGATCTCCGGCTGCAGTTCGGTTGTGGCGACCAGTTCCCAGTTGGTCTCCCGGAGAACGCGGTCAAAATCGTACATCTCGAGCAGGCGCTCATGCCGGCGCCGATTGAAACCGTTCCGGACCTTCATGACAGAATCAAGGAAGGCCCGGACAAGCCCCGGATTTGCAGCGTCAGCTATAGCTCGAAGATAGTTCCACGGCTTGCGAGCGTCCGGAATAGCTATGGGCTTGATTAATCGGGCCATGTTATTGAGCGTGCACCTTCAGGGTTATCGGAGCGCCCTGCGGATAATAGGCAATCTTGCCCTCCGCGTCCGTCACTTTCCAATGGAGCGTGTAAGGCGAGCCGGCGGCAAGGAGGTCTGTCGCCGCAGGGCTGAATCGAATGCGACTGGTCGCGGCGGCCGCCCATGCCACGGTTCCAGTGAACGCGATGACAGCGCCGTTCTTATCCTTTAGGACCAAGCTCGGCGTCATCCCTGTCGCATCGAAGCTGGCGCCGTCATGTTCAAGGGTATGCTCGATTGGAGCAGTCCAGCCCTGAGTATATTCATCGTATTGCATTATTCGATCCTCACGGTGCGTCTTGGGCTGTAGGACTTTGCCCGCCAGGTTGAATAGGGCGCGGCTGTGTATCGGTATGAGGCCAGGATTGCCCGCGTAATTGGAGACGCCGGCAGAAGCTTCCCGCTCACCGCAATCGCCTGCAACACCGCCTCAATCCCCATCGCCAAACTGACGCTGAAGCTGTGCGCCACACTCGGAACAACCGCCGCATTGATGCCCATGCTCAAGAGCGCCTGAGCTGCCAACTGCGAAAGCGCGTCAATGTCCGCGTTGATTTGCAGCGCCAGTTGTACGCCCGCTTCGTACTCATGATCCGGCGTGATCCCGGCTTCCGCGTCCAGGTCCAGCGTGTCCACCATGAAGTGCTGTACGGCCTGGTCGATAGTGGCCTGAGTCGCGAGCGTCAGCGATTCATCGTAGATTTGCGCCCCGGCAGAAGAGGAGATAGCTGTGGTTGCCGCCAGTGTATTCGCCAGCAGCATCACGAGATTTCCCGCCGCTGTCAGTCCAGCAGAAGTCGGCAGAGTCAGGGATTCAAAGAGATTCGCGACCACAGAAGGCGTGAAGGCGGCTGTTGCTCCAAGAGATATCGCGCCTTCTCTGGTCAGCGCCTCGCCTTGTGTTGTGTCCGCCTGAGATTCCAGCGCGAGTCCGGCGATCCAATTCATCAGCGCGGATTGACTTGCATCAGCTTCAGCGGCAAGCGTGAGAGAACTGAGCATGGCCAGCAATCCGTACTCTGCTTGACTTGCAACGGACGCTAGAGATAACGCCCCGGCCCTGGTCAGGGAGCATGACGGAGTAAAGTCGGCTTCAGCGGCGAGTGACAGGGTTTCATTGTAAGTTGTCCCCCCCGCCACATACTCATCCGCCCCAATCGGCGGCGGTAGCGTGAGATACCACAAATCGAGTGTACCAAACGGATCGGTAGCATCATTGCCAATGACAGGCGGCGGTAAAGATCCATACCATCTGTCAAGTGTTCCGTAGTCCATTACGCTGCCTGCACCGTTAGATCGTCTATGTAAATATCGCCGGTTGATGCACCATCGAGGGCTTCAATCTTCACCCTGCAAAGTCCGGTATCAGTAGGCGTCAACGAGGATGATGTAAATTCGTGATATGCACCATCGTCCGTCAATGTCACAGTTTCTATAGTATGAAGCAAAGTGGCGTCATCATCGGAATCGTACACCGTGACCTTGAGGCTACCGTTGAACCCTGAAGTGATTTTGTGCCAGAACTTTAGAGTAAATGCAGTTGATGCTGTGACAGGTACAAGAAAACTCCAATATAACTGTAAGGTTGTGGAAGTGGGGTTCAGCTTCGCGCAATTCCCAGAACCACCACGCGCATTTGCGCCGGATTCTTTTGTGACTGTGCCGGAGCCATAGACACCAAGATTTTCATAATACCCATCCGAGAGCTTGTCCCAAATCGGAACTATCCACGGCCTCTTGACCGCGCTATTGGTCCATTCGTGGGCTTCTGATGTCGGGGCATCGTTGATGCTGGTATAGGCGTAGTTCACCCCGCCGTCCATACCGGACATTGCCGTAACCGCGCCGTCATCCGTCACGGTGATATAACCGCAGGTAATGTCCGTAGTGTCCTTGGGCAACACCACCAGCCTGTACTGCTGGCCTATGGTAAGCTCATGGCTGGCGGCATAGAGATAGGAGCGTGTTCCCTGGGTGGCTGTCCGGCGCTGTGCTATGGATAGAGTTGTGGTTTCGAGCGCCGTGTATTCGTCCGAGTCGTACAAGATGACATCGGCGGCGGAATCCGTATCGAGAAATATCGCAAACCCGGCAAGGGATTTGTGCGCCGTGGGCGTGAACAGCAGCCCCCTGTATGTCGGATCATCGTCGCTGCCCCATGCTTCCGTTGCGGGGATAACGGCGGGGTAGGTTTGCGGAGCCGCCGCGATTCCATCGGAATACTCCAAGCCCACATTGGGGTTATCCGTGTAGGCCGTGCTTGTAGACCCCACATACCCGTAGGAATACGGATGGTCCTGCACTGTCATCTGGAAGCCGGAGCGCATTCCTATGCCGACAATTATGTACCCGGTGCTGCGGGTCACGCACCGGACAACAACGGACACCAGATCGCCCCTTGTGACGGATACCCCCGTGGTGCCGTTGAGCGCAATCCATTGCACTCCGGCTGCTCCCGGAACCGTGACATCGGCGCTTTCCGCGCCTACGGCATATAAGACCCTGTCCGCGTAAGCCGTTGCAACAGGAACGCCGACGGATGCGCCTACGGTTTCCAGTGTCACCCTATATACGGCATCCCCGGCTGATCTTGCGGATACATAGATCCCTATCTTTTTCAGCGTCCCGGTTTTGGGAATCTGCAACACTCCGGCCACATGCTCCTCGGCGGCATCCAACTGTATAGCGCGAATGATATTGGCAGACGCGACCAGGCCGCTCAGGGGATGGTAAATAAATTCACTTGTTTGCAACGCCATATCACAACTCCAAGCTCATTGCTTCAACCGCTGTTTTCGCCTGTGCCAATGTGGTTGCGCCGGATTTCTTAATTGCTTGGCGCATGAAATGGATCAGGACGTTTTCCCATTCGATAGACGCAGGATCGAGGATTTCGGTTTTGGTAAAGCAAATCTTTTTAATTACATCTCCATCGCGGAGAACATTAAGTGATACATGCTCCCCGCCAGAACAGACACCGAGAACCCTAACCGTGTACGTTGCCATTTACTCTACCCCCGCCATCCACATTCCCTTTCGGAGTGCGCCAAGATCCCACACGAGACCGGATTTATGGATCGGCCTTATTGTGGTTTTGGGAATAAATCCACGAATGGGCCTGCCCTTCTGATTTATTCCCTGCTGCTTGTACTCGGCCCTAAGATAATCCGCTATTGCCTGCTTAATCTTAGCTTCCGCAAATTTCCGAAATGCGTAGCTGCGATCTGGGTCACACTTGGCGGCAGCTTCAACCAATGCCAGCCTTGCAACATCTTCAATCTCGTCTCTGTTCCTGCCGTGATACGTGCGGCATACCAGCTTGACCAGTCCGATGTTGTCCTCAATCAGTTGAAGCTGCGCGTCGGTCATTGCCAAATCACCCTAATCATGTCGGTAAGCCAATCCAGTACTACCTTCGCAAGTTTTTTGGTGGCTTGCCCGGAGTTGTGACAGTGTTGCTATTGGCGCTCTCCTGAATGCCGTCATAGTTGCGGGCAACAATCTGGTATTGAGTGCCGAGCGTGACCGTGATCTGCACAGACGTAGGGCAGACAACACTGGGCGTTATGCCTGTACATGCGGCGGTTGCCAGCAGCACCGGAGTAGCCGGGACGATGTTGTAAATACGGATGCTCTCAAGGTCGTTGATGTTCTGAGTGGCATCCTGATCCCAAGAGACTGTTACGGTTTTGGTCTGCCCGAATGACACGCCTGCAAGCGTTATAACGGCAAGAATGGTCAAAAGAATACGGATCATGGCCTCGCCTTTCCTTGGTTGATGGTTCATTACGCAGCCGCCGCACTCAAATCCACCTGAAGCGTCAGCGTATCCCCGCTCACAACATCACGAGTTCCGCTAAAATCCCCTGCGCCATACAGCACTCCGGTTGTGCCGGTTTCGGGAACGCACAAGCCCGCACCGCGCACCGTCTTGGTATCGTTGATGGCAAATGACGCCTTCGAGCTGGAATTGCTCATCGCTCCGGAGTTGGCTCCGCCATTGGAAGTCCACGCCTTGCGGTTTCCGGTGTAGGCGGTCATCTCAGTCCATCCGGCATGACTCGCCATCGTGTCACCAGCGGCATAAGCGGAAAATCCCGCGTTGTCCACCAGGAAGCAGTACCATGTGAATGCAGCCGGGGCTTCCGTGAACACTCCGTCAAGCAGCTCATTCAAGCCAGCGGTCATCACAAGGTTTT